AGTTGCGCTGTCTTGCCTACCAGTCCGTTTAACATGCCGTTTCCTAAGTCTGTTCGCTCAACTGATGCTGAGCTTGCAGCACTTGGAACGACTGCCATCGCAAGGTGTTCTCCCAATAATAACGTTGCCGACATGGCAACCGCGCTGCTCGAGACTTACCATGATGGCCTGCCCCATATCTTGGGTCATGCCTTCTGGGAGTCTAGATCTGGTCGCATAAGGGATGTTCATAGGTCCCTGGGCGACGAGTATCTTAACGTGCAGTTCGGCTGGCAGCCTCTCCTTGGTGATGTCCATGATTTTCTTCATGGCGTCACACGTCTTAGCGATATCTATGAACAATACGCTAAGAATAGTGGAAAGGTTGTTCGGCGTCGTTATGATTTTCCATCGATTAGTTCTGAGGTTGAGACAACTTTTATACCGCTTGCGGGTGCTACCTTGGTCGGTAACGCCTCTAGTAAGTGGTATTATCTCAACCAACTGAACTATTTTGGGAAGGTCTACCGCAACAGACGTATTGATATACGTCGCTGGTTTTCAGGTGCGTTCACATACTATGTTCCACCTTTGGAAGATAGTTTTGTGGACCACTCCAACCGAGCTATAGAAACACTCGGTTTGGACCTGAATCCAGAAACGTTGTGGGAGATCGCCCCATGGAGCTGGGCTGTCGATTGGTTCAGCAATGTTGGCGACTTGATTCATAATGCCAACAGCTGGTCAACCGATGGTCTTGTCCTCAAGTATGGATATATCATGGAGCACTCTGTGGTCCGTGATACCTATACTTGGTCTGGTTACTCAGGGCTTTTGCCACTGGGAACCTACCCTCAACGCGTAGTCTTGGAGTGTGAAACCAAGCTACGTAGGAGGGCGACACCATTTGGGTTCGGCCTATCTGGCGGTCTAACCAACCGACAGAAGGCGATTGCAGCTGCACTCGGGTTAACCCGCGTGTAGTTGTAGATGTTAATCTACGTCAAACGCCAAATAGAGGCTCAAGACCTGAGCCTTAGGAGTGATGCCTATGGCACTTACCGATCCTCAATCCATCACCATTGCGGCCGTAACTTCGCCCCTTCCGCGTACTTTTGCGGAAGGTGACGAGTCGCGGTACGCCTCTGCTGATGGACTTATCCAGCTTTCGGTCAACCATTCCACCGCTAAAGGTGGAAGGCATCGGAGACTGGCGAGGCTCGACCATTCCAAAGTCACCGCTGATCCGTTCAAGCCTGCGGAGAACGTGGTTGTGTCGATGGCGACTTACGTCGTCTTCGACATTCCACCCGCGGGTTATACGAACGCAGAGGCGCTTGCCGTGTGGATGGGCTTCAAAACCCTCCTCACGGCGACTTCGGATGCATTCGTCACCAAACTACTTGGTGGTGAATCGTAGTGAGGGGGCCGGGGAGTTGACGAATAGGGAGGAGTCTTCGGAAGAAGACCACTTTCCTTTCGTTTCTCTTCGGTCTCACCGCGATGAGATCGACGTCAATGAACTCCATATCACGTTGAAGATCAGTTACAAAACTGTTCTCCTCGTGTTTCTGGCGTTCAATATTGGCGGTCGGATCATCAATGCATTCTTTTAGCTACTTCATCCAATAGGGTGAAGGCTAGAAAGTGCTAGGCTCGATACAGTAATGTATCGTACTCCGTGGTGTTGTATAAGCATCATTCCATTAGGAATTTTGCTTATGCTCCGTAAGCGACATAGGCTATGGATCTGTTACCCCCTATATAGGAGGGCGGATGAAAAGCCTGATGTCACTCTGGTCCAAGATAGCGGAGGAATCTGCTATCCAATGTTGCACTAGCGCCAGCCATGACATTAATACGGTCATGGCGCGAGTCGAAGATGAGGG